GGTGAAGGTAAAATCTCCTATGATGAATATGAGAATCTACACCAACTCTACAAACTAAACTATCAGAAATTTATTGAGTATAATATCAAAGACGTTAAATTGATTTTGAAGTTAGAAGATAAACTAAAGTTGATTGAGTTGGCTTTGACTTTGGCCTATGATACAAAGTGTAATTACGAAGATGTATTTGCACAGACTCGTATGTGGGATTCAATGACATATTCCTATCTGTTGAATAAAGGTATAATTGTACCACCACGGGAAGTACAAGATAAAGATGCGGCATTCGAAGGTGCCTATGTCAAAGATGTTCAAGTTGGTAAACATGATTGGGTTGCTAGCTTTGACTTGAACAGTTTATATCCACATTTGATGATGCAATACAATATTAGTCCAGAGACTCTAATTGATCCTACAGAATACACACCTGAAATGCGTGAGGTACTTTCTTCTGGTGTTTCGGTTGATAAGATGTTATTAAAAGGCGTTGATACATCCAAACTTGAAAATGTTACAATTACACCAAACGGTCAATTCTTTCGTACTGACATACAAGGCTTCTTGCCTAAGATGATGGAAGAGATGTATGAAGACCGCAAGAAGTTTAAGAAGATGATGTTGAAGGCATCACAGGAGTATGAGAATGAAAAAGATGAACATAAGAAATATGAAATCGACAAAAGAGTTGCAAGATTCAACAACCTACAACTTGCAAAGAAAGTTTCTCTTAACTCTGCTTATGGTGCTCTTGGTAGCCAGTATTTCCGCTTTTATGATTTACGAATGGCTCTTGGCGTCACTACTGCTGGTCAGTTGTCTATTCGGTGGATTGAAGCTAAGATAAATGCCTACATGAATAAACTTCTCGGTACAGAAAAAGATTATGTAATCGCTTCTGATACTGATTCAATCTATCTCCGTATGGGTGAGTTGGTTGATAAGTTCATCAAAGATAAGTCCGACAAACAAAAAGTAATTGCTCTCATGGATAAAATCTGTGAAGAAAAACTACAACCTTATATTGACAAATCATATGAAGAGCTGGCTGTTTATGTTCACGCATATGACCAGAAGATGCAGATGAAACGTGAAGGCCTTTCTGACAAAGGTGTATGGACTGCCAAGAAACGATACATTCTAAATGTGTATAATAACGAAGGCGTTCAGTATGCTGAACCTCACATGAAAGTGATGGGTCTTGAGATGGTTAAGTCATCCACTCCATCGGCTATTCGTGAGAAGATGAAATTAGCAATTAAGTTAATGATGACCGGCACAGAAGATGATGTACAAAATTTTATTGCCAAATTCAGAGAAGAATTTAAAAAGTTACCACCAGAAGAAATATCTTTCCCACGTGGTATGAATGGCTTGGCAACTTACTCTGATTCGGTAACCTTATTCAAAAAAGGTACACCAATTCATGTTCGTGGTGCCATCATTTATAATCACAATCTAAAACTACTTGACTTGGAGAAGAAGTATCCTCGTATACAAGAAGGTGAAAAAATTAAGTTTACCTATCTGAAGATGCCAAATCATTTTAAATCAGATGTTGTTTCCTATCCATCTAGATTACCAAAAGAATTCGGGCTTGACAACTATATCGATTATGATGTACAATTCGACAAAGCATTTCTGGATCCAATTCGTGTAATCTTGGATTGTATGCAATGGCAACCAGAGAAAACTAATTCACTTATGGACTTTTTCGGATGATATTTCTAACTTTTCTAACAGCAATGGCTTTATCAGGCGTTGCTGCTTATTATTCTGTCATTGGTTTGGCAGCCATATTTCCTGGTTCATTCTGGCCAATCATTATTATGGGTTCGACACTTGAGATAGCCAAACTCGTAACAGTATCTTGGCTATATAGAAACTGGAAGGTTGTACATATTGGTATGAAATCATACCTAACGGTTGCTTGTATTATCTTGATGTTGATTACTAGTATGGGTATTTTTGGTTACTTGTCAAAGGCACACTTAGAACACTCATCTGATACTGCACCAATGGCAAGTAAAGTTCAACTAATAGATGAAAAGATTAAAGTAGTAAAGGAGAATCTGGATGCGAATCGTAAAGTTATCAAACAGATGGATGAAATGGTCGACCAAACTATGGGCCGCAGCAATGATGAAAAGGGTATTGCTAACTCCGTGGTCATTAGACGGAATCAACAGAAAGAACGCAGCCGTATACAGACTGAGAATGAAACCTACCAGAAAACAATTTCTCAACTCACAGAAGAAAGATTTCCGTTGCAGATTGAGTTACAGAAAGCGGAGTCGGATTTTGGACCAATTAAATATGTGGCCGAACTAATTTATGGTTCTGGCGATAAAGATATTATTGATAAGGCAGTTAGACTTGTTATAATGCTAATTATGGTCGTATTTGACCCTCTGGCTATATTGTTATTGATTGCTGCTAATATGTCAATGCAACCACAACCAAGACAACAACCTGAACCCGATTTGGTTTTAGATGAACCATTACCTGAAAAAGCAATTGAAGATATAAAAGAGGTTGAAAAGAAATTAGAACCTGAATTAGAAATACCTGTATTTGTTCCTAAACAAGAAACAGTAAACGTAGAAAAGGATAACCTAATTGTTATAGATGGAATGTCTGGTGAAACAATACCAGCTATAACAGAACCAACACATGAAATGATAGAAGTACATCATGCTCCAGGTGTTTATGAAGAACATCATGTGCCAATTAAAACACTTGAACCTAAGTATGATTATGAAGAACCATTTTCTTTCAAAGAGAAAGATAAAAAAAGTTTAGATGGTGGAAATTTTTAAAGGATGAATATGAGTATATTAGACAAAATTAAAAAGAATAGTTCAATCAAAGATTCGGCTATTCTAGCAAAATCAAAGTTCTTCAATAATAAGGACATGATTCAAACGGCTGTGCCAATTATTAATGTGGCACTTTCTGGTAAGTTAGATGGTGGTCTAACTCCAGGTCTTACAATGTGGGCAGGTCCATCCAAACATTTTAAGACAGCATTTTCATTATTGATGGCTAAATCTTATATGGACAAATATCCTGATGCAGCGCTTCTATTCTATGATTCTGAGTTTGGTACACCACAATCCTACTTTGACAGTTTTGGTATTGATACTAACCGTGTTTTGCATACTCCCCTTACTGATATTGAGCAATTAAAATTTGATATCATGTCACAGTTGACCAATCTTGAACGTGGTGATAAATTAATTATCGTCATCGATTCTATTGGTAACTTGGCCAGTAAAAAAGAGGTTGATGATGCACTAGATGGTAAATCAGTTGCTGATATGTCCAGAGCAAAACAAGTTAAGTCCTTGTTCAGAATGGTGACACCACATCTATCATTAAAAGATATTCCAATGGTTGTTGTCAATCATACATATATGGAAATTGGTATGTTCCCTAAAGCAATCGTTGGTGGTGGTACAGGTTCTTATTACTCTGCTGATAATATCTTTATTATTGGCCGTCAGCAAGAAAAAGAAGGTACCGATGTTATCGGTTATAACTTCATTATTAATGTGGAGAAATCTAGATATGTCAAAGAAAAATCGAAAATCCCTGTTACTGTTTCTTTTGATGGTGGTATTTCTAAGTGGTCTGGTTTACTTGACCTTGCACTTGAGTCCAAGCACGTGGTCAAGCCAACGAATGGCTGGTACAGTAAAGTTGATTCAAACACCGGCGAAGTAGAAGAAAAGAAATATCGCATTAAAGATACTGATACAAAAGAATTCTGGATGCCCATCATCAAAGACAAATCATTCCAAGATTTCGTTGAGAACAAATACCGTGTTGCTTCAGGTAACATCATGTCGAGCGATATACATGAAACATTTGAGGTAGAAACATCCAATGGCGTTGAATGATGAGTGATGAAGAAAGTCGAATTAAACATTCGAAACGAATTCTAAAAACAGAAAACACAATTAAAAAACAAACTAAGATTGCCAAGACACATGGTATGGAAATTAAAGAACCACATAAGTTAGCCAAACATCATGCACTAGATTGTGGTGTGCCAAATTGTCCTATGTGTTCTTCACCACGCAAAGTGACTGGTGAAAAAACAATACAAGAACAATCTTTTGAACAAACGGAGAAATGGAATGATTGAGGGTATAGATTATTGTTTCATCTATCCAAAAGAAGATGGTACAGCGGTACATATCAAATTTTTGGAAGGACCTTATACAGGTACCATTTTCAAATATGGCAAAGTAAAATTTAAGGAAGAAAACGAACAGGTCTATTTACTTTTTGCTTATGATGTGTTAGAATCACCAGTTGAGAAGCCAGCTAAACTGGAAAAAGATGATGACTTTAAAAACTATCTTGGCGATTTGCTGGTAGAATTAATGTCATCCAATATTGAACAGGAAATTATTGATGAAACTGGAACAGACGATATTAAAGAATCTAATTTACAATGAAGATTATCTACGAAAAGTATTACCATTTTTAAAAGAAGATTATTTTACTGATAGAACCGACAGGACAATTTTTAATGAGATTTCATCGTTCACGAACACTTACAATTCAACACCAACGATTGAAGCAGTTGTATTGGCCGTCAAAGAAAGGCGTAATCTTACAGCTGATGAAGTTGAGAGATGTGAGACTACTCTCAAAGAGATTGAACAAACTAAAGGCGAAGAATCCAAGATTCAATGGCTTGTTGACAAAACCGAGCAATTCTGCCAAGAGAAGGCCATATACAACGCTGTATTGGGGTCTATTTCAATCTTGGACGGTAAGGACAAGACACATGAGAAAGGTCAGATTCCCAAGATACTATCGGACGCTCTGGCCGTAAGTTTCGATAACTCGGTTGGCCATGATTACCTGGAGAATAGCGAAGAACGATATGAATTTTACCACAGAAAAGAAGAACGAATTCCTTTTGATTTGGATTTCTTTAACCGTATTACAAAAGGTGGGCTTCCTACTAAGACACTCAATATTGCTCTTGCTGGCACTGGTGTTGGCAAGTCACTTTTTATGTGTCATTGTGCCGCTGGAGCTATGTCGCAGGGTAGAAATGTACTCTATATCACTATGGAAATGGCTGAAGAAAAGATTGCAGAAAGAATAGATGCAAACTTATTGAATGTCACCATTGATGATTTAGTGAATCTACCGAAAGATATGTATGATAAGAAGATTGCCAAACTAAGAGAGAAAGTTGTTGGTAAACTAATCATCAAAGAGTATCCAACCGCATCGGCTTCTGTTACACACTTTAGAACATTACTCAATGAACTCAATCTTAAAAAATCTTTTGTACCTGATATTATATTCGTTGATTACCTCAATATCTGTTGTTCTTCTCGTATTAAACCTGGATCAAACATCAACTCTTATACCTATGTCAAGTCGATTGCCGAAGAACTGCGAGGTCTTGCCGTTGAATGCGGAGTACCAATTGTTTCGGCTACACAAACAACTCGGTCGGGTTTTACCAGTTCCGATCCCGGACTTGAGGACACAAGTGAGTCTTTTGGTCTGCCAGCAACCGCTGACTTGATGTTTGCTTTGATTTCTTCCGAAGAACTGGAAGAACTTGGACAGATTATGGTCAAACAGTTGAAGAATAGATACAATGACCCAACAATGTATAAACGATTCACACTTGGTGTTGACCGTGCAAAGATGAGACTATATGATGTTGAACAATCAGGTCAAGATGGTCTCGCTGATGCTGGTATCACAGATAAACCAATTAACACATTTGGTGACCGTGAACGGCCAAAAAAGAAATCATTTGATGGATTTAAAGTATGAACACAACACAAATCAAAAATGTAAATATTAAATTTAATAATGGTGTTTGGAATCCTAAAACACACCATATTTTATTGAAATATAATCCAAATTCAGAACTAGGTTTTGGTGTAGTTGTTGTGCCTGTTGATTATGAGGTACCAATTGAAGATTTATCCATGGCCAATGAAATTTTGAAAAAGTTTAAAATATGAATTTAACTAGAGAACAGGCATTGTATTGCTCAAATGCTTTCCATGAATATTTTAGTGACATGGGTAGTATTGAACAATACATGCGTGATGAGAAACTAAAATCTGTTGCTGAAATACCAGCATCATTGTTTCCACCAGAAGATGATTTGTTTTCAGATTTCTCCATGCATCCAAAAGACATGGAGATTGAAGTGTGTGAGATACCAAATGATACATGGGAAACATTAGTTGCCATTACATCATCTCATGTGAACAAAGCACCAGTTGGTAGAAATATACAGTTGGCAGTCAAAGAGAAGAACACAGGAAAGATTCTTGGTTTTATTCGTCTTGGTTCACCAGTAATCTATATGAAACCGAGAAATGATTTGTTAGGACAAGTATGGATTCAAGAACCAGACACAGCCAAACGATTCAATCAATCTACTATTATGGGTTTTGTTATCGTGCCAGCACAACCCTTTGGATTCAATTACCTTGGTGGTAAATTGTTATCTGCCATCTGTACCTCACATACTGTTAGAGAAATGTGCAACAAGAAATATGATATGAACCTTTGCCTGTTTGAAACTACCAGTTTGTATGGTACAACAAAGGCAGTATCACAATATGATGGTATGAAACCATATATTAGATACAGAGGTCTTACTGAATCTGATATGGTACCAATGATGCATGGACCAAGATATCATACACTCAAAGATTATGTTGAAAGTTTTACTGGAGACTTGTTGGCTGGTGATACATCAACTACCAGTAGAAAACTTAGAACCTTTACCAAGATTATAGCTTTAACTAAAGCAGCACTTAAAGGTAGTTCTGAAGGGGAGGCATTCCAAGCAACGATTGAGAACGCTAAGGGGTTGACAGAAAAGAAAAGATATTACACTTCAGACTACGGATTTGCCAACATGGTTGATTTTATGAACTGTAAGACAGACAAATTATTGCCTGGTGAAAATTATCACAAACATGAATTGAATAACATTGTTGCTTGGTGGAAAAACAAGGCTATAAATAGATACGATACCCTTAAATCTGAGGGTAGACTCAGTACCGAATTAGAAGTTTGGACTTCAGGAAAAGACATTCAAATTATTAGATAAAATGGCCACACAAAAACCAAGTGCAACAGAATTAACTAGAATGCAAGAATTAACTTCTGCTTGGCTTTTTCGGCGTGCCTTAAATGATAATAAAAGATATAAAGATCCTGATGATATTATAGGTGATACTAAATTTCAAAATGAAGTAATCGGAACTCCAACAAAAAAAGGAATTTATCCTTTCGTTAGTATTGATTGGGTGGAAACATTTTTTAAACAGCAAAAAAGATTCTTAGATGAATTTTCTAATGCTAGATTCAAAGAGTTTAGTGTTGATGGTGGTTTTATGGATTGGGTTTCCAAATTGGTTAACCAAAAATATGGAATCAACAAAAAAGATGCTTGGGATCCTGCTGATGTGTGGTGTATTCAAAATGAAAATGAAGTTAAGAAACAAATTACTAATGCAATTAATGAAACATCCAATATTGAGGTATTAAATGCTGAATTGAGAACTTTATTTAATGAAAGAAAAGTTGTTGGTATATCATTAAAGAAAGTTGCTTCTAAACTACCACAGGCAAGATATCAAGAAGTTAACATTAAAGATGGTGTTCTTTTTACCTCAGGTAAACATCCAACATTTGCAATTAAAGAAATTCGTTGTGATTTGAAGATGCAAAATGATGGAACATTCAAAGCAAATGACTCTAAAATATACTTTACTGTTGAATACACAAAAGAAAAATTAACTTATACTCTAACTATTAGAACGTCTGGAAGAACATATAAACCAGGTAATCTAATATTTGAATTTCAAGAACCTGGCGCAGCTGCTCAAATTGGAAAAGCACCAGTTAATCTTATAGAAGAAGTAGCACAAAGACATAAACACATGAATTTTGATAACGATTGGCATAATTTTCCGAGCAATGCAGTTGAGTTTAATACACA